GGTCGTCACGCACAGCGTAAGGTTATCATCCAGAGCATCCAAGCTCTTGTTAATAGCAACGAAGAAATTCGTGATACAGAGCGTAACAGCTTTAACCTATTGGCAGCACCTGGATACCCAGAACTAATTGGTGAGCTAGTAAGTCTAAACAGCGATCGCGGTCTAACAGCGTTTGTTGTTGGTGATAGCCCAGCAAGACTAAATGCTAGCGCAACATCGTTAAACAACTGGGCAACTAACGCTATGGGATCTTCAGAAGACGATGATCACGGCCTAGTAAGCACAGATGAGTATTTAGGTGTGTTCTACCCATGGGGCTTTACAAGCGATAACTTTGGAAGAAACGTAGTTGTTCCTCCAAGTCATATGATTCTACGCACACTAGCTTTGAACGATCAAATTGCTTATCCATGGTTTGCACCAGCTGGTACACGTCGTGGTAACGTATCAAATGCAACAGCAGTTGGTTACGTAACAGCTGAAGGCGAGTTCAAGAGTGTTGCCCTAAACGATGGACAACGCGATACGCTATATACAAACAATGTTAACCCAATCACCTATTTCACTGGTGCTGGTTTAGTTAACTTCGGACAAAAGACTCGCGCAAAAGGTGCAAGCAGTTTAGATAGAATCAATGTATCACGTTTGGTAATTTTCCTACGTAATCAATTGAACAAACTAGCTAAGCCTTACATCTTTGAACCTAACGATAAGATTACACGCGATGAAGTTAAGCAACAAGTTGAGAGCTTGTTACTTGAACTAGTTGGTCAACGTGCTCTATACGACTTCTTAGTTGTTTGTGACGAAAGTAACAATACACCTAACAGAATTGATCGTAACGAGCTACACGTCGACATTGCTATTGAGCCAGTAAAGGCAGTGGAATTTATCTACATTCCAATCCGCTTGAAGAATACTGGTGAGATTGCAGGGTTAGGCAACGTATAAATAATAAGGGAGACTAAGAATGTCTATTTCAACACTAAGTAAATTAACAGTACCCTTAGCAAGTGATCAATCAGCAGCCTCACAAGGCTTGCTGATGCCTAAACTGCAATATCGTTTTAGAGTATCACTTGAAAACTTTGGTGTAAGCACACCTACAACAGAGTTAACTAAGCAAGTAGTCGACATCACAAGACCTACATTGGATTTTGCTGATGTTGATATCCACGTATACAACTCAACTGTACGTTTAGCAGGCAAGCACACATGGAACGATATCACATTGAACCTACGTGATGACGTATCTGGTAATGTACAGAAGCTAGTTGGCGAGCAACTACAGAAGCAATTTGACTTCTATGAACAGTCAAGTGCCGCATCTGGAATTGATTACAAGTTCACAACACGTATCGAAATTCTAGACGGTGGTAACGGTGCTAACACACCTAATATTCTTGAAACATGGGAAATCTATGGTTGCTATGTAAAGAACGCAAACTATCAAACATTAGCATACGCTAACAATGAACCAGTTACCGTTCAATTAAGCATCCGTTACGACAATGCTATACAAAGCCCAGTTGGTACTGGTATTGGTACAGCAGTCGGACGTAGTCTAGGTACATTTGTAACCGGCGGCGCTTAATTTAGCAACACCGGGAGCAGAATAAGGACACTTAGGTGTCCTTTTTCTTTATCTATGCACTTATTTCATTTCGATAAATATTACTATGAGCATCTTAACTAGTTTCTTAGATAATGTCGGGCAAGGCTTAAGTCACCCTAAAGGTAACTTGGGCGATTTTGCCCACGCGGCCAGACTTTACAATGATAGTGCTTTTAGACTAGCACCTAAAACTAAATTTTTATATCATGTTGTTTTTAACCTTAATCCCGATGCATTAGCTGGAACTAGTTTTAAAGAACAACATCAAACTACAGTTGGATTGTTAGTTAAACAAATTGATTTACCTAAATTTAAAATCAGTGTTGATCTAGTACAGCAGTATAATAGAAAACGTGCTCAACAAACAAAAATTGATTACGAGCCAATTAGCATGTCATTCCATGATGATAATTTAGGTGTGACAACTGCCTTATGGAGTTTATACTACGGATACTATTATGCAGATTCACGCCACGGTGGCGCGGCAGGTGCAGTTAGTGCAGGTGCTACTGGTCTTGGTGGTATTATCTCCACAGTTGCAAATACTTTAATTCCCGGAGTTGGAAAACTATTTGGCAGGCCAAGCGATACATCCGGTTCAAGTGAGTCTGGAACTCCTGCTGGATATATGCGTAATGCAATCTACTACGAAGATAATACATATAGATATGGTTTAGATGCTGATCAAAGTGTTCCATTTTTTACTAGCATACAAATATTTCAATTAAGCAAACAGCAGTATCAAAGTTTTACATTAGTTAATCCTATTATTACCAGCTGGCAGCATGATACTATGGATAACAGCAATAGTGGCGGAGATCCGTCTACTAATAAGATGTCTGTGCAATACGAAGCAGTAATATACGGACAGGGTCAAGTCAGTACAGGTACTCCAACTGGATTTGCCCAAGAATTCTACGATAAGAGTCCGAGCCCGCTAACACTATTAGGTGGTGGTAAAGTTGGATTGTTTGGTCAAGGTGGTATACTTGCCGGCGGAGTTGATGTTATTGGTGCTATTGCTAGCGGAAGTGCATTTAGTAGTGCTGGCGCATTGCTAGGCACACTGATCAAAGGTGCCGCAGTAATTAATAATGCTAAGAAAGTAACTAGCGAAGGTGTGCGTCAAGAAGGATTTAATTTATTAACCGGCGCACTAACTGCCGCAACTGGAGTTAATGTTGGTGGCGTTGCAAATGTTTTATTCCCTAAGAGCAGTGGAACTGGACAAACTGGTGACATAACTGCGGCAATTCAAACACAAATTACACAAGGTACTGGACCATTACCTCCTGATAAAGTAACTGCATTTTTTAATGCTAGACCCGGTGCGCTATCATCATTGGCTAGAACTGTTACATTTGCCAAAGCTACTGGCGGTGGCACACTAACAGAGATAAACACTAGATGGAATGCACTTAGTACAGCGGCACGAGCAGTTTATGAACAGCAAGCTCTTCAAGCAGTTATCAACGGAGACCCGTCAGTACAAAGTCAATACCAATTAATTAAGAATCAAGTAATCTATGGCACAATCTAATCTTCCAGCTAACCTACTTCAGACTGACTCAGCAGATGCAGTTAAACAATTTTTTAATATGTATTTTACTGAGCCGGCAATCTTTCCAGCTCAAGAAATAGATGCAGTAGTTGGATTTTTCTTAAAAAGAGGGTTTGACGAACTAGCAAGTAACTCAACAGCTATTATTTTATTGCAACAAGCAAAAATTGATAACGTTAATGTTTTTACTTTGTTAGATACACTAAGCAACATTGAAGAACTTAAATTGTCAGCAGTTGTAGCACAAGTATTAAATTACAATAGACAAAAAATATCTACACTCGGATATAGACGTACTGACAACTCGGACCTATTAGAAAAACGTAACATAATAGTATGAGAAAGTTTGCTCAAGGTAAATTCCAGCCAAAGAACCCACAAAAATATATAGGCATTGGAACACCAAGTTATAGATCAAGCTGGGAGTTTGCATTTATGACATTCTGCGATAACAACCCTGCTGTAACTAACTGGGCAAGTGAAAGTATAAAAATACCTTACCGCAATCCATTTACCGGCAAACAAACGGTATACGTTCCGGACTTCTTTATTAACTACGTTGATAAGAACGGCAAAATGCATGCCGAAGTTATTGAAGTTAAACCTTTAAAACAAACTAGTCTACGTGAGGCAGGGCGCAGTAAACATGCCCAAGCCCATGCAGTATTAAATATGGCAAAATGGGAAGCGGCCCGAGCTTGGTGTAAACAGCAAAATGTATTTTTTAGGGTAATCTCCGAAAATGATATTTTCCACACGGGCAAGTGATAAGTAATAGTATGACAAAAAAGCTCGAAGAATTATTAAATTTACCAGAAAGCAAAGAAATTGCTAAAAAAGAACGAGTCGCTGAAACTAGCGAGGCTCGCGCTAAATCACCCCCTGATAACTTGTTCCGTGATATCGCAGACTTTGATAAAATTTCTGCAAGCCTACCTAAAGTTGAAGGATTAGGCGATCTAGCAGATAGCGAATTTGATGCTCTAGCTCAACGTGCTACTGATGCCTACGACGATCTTATGGATTTAGGTATGAACGTAGAAGCACGTTATAGCAGTCGTATTTTTGAAGTAGCCGGCGGGATGCTTAAAAATGCCATTGATGCTAAGTCAGCTAAAATTGACAAAAAACTTAAAATGATCGAGTTACAAATTAAAAAAGCTAAACTTGATCAAGATGCTAAACCCGCAGGCGACGATAATATGATAGCAGGAGAAGGAACTATTATTACAGACCGTAATAGCCTGCTTGAAAAATTACGTAATATGAAATAAATAAAGTATGCGGGAATTAATATGAAATCATTTGCAGAATACCTAACTGAAAGTAAAAAAACTTACGAATTTAAGATTAAAATTGCTGGAGACCTATCAGAGGCATTTTCTTCTGAATTACAATCAGCTATGGAAAAGTTTGCCGTTGTTAAGATGGGCAAAGGAAAACGTACTCCTATTCAAGAAGTATTAATGGATTTTCCTACACTTAAGAATACACACGTTACTGTATTCGATGTCGAAGTTAATTACCCAACAACCCCACAAGTTTTAGAAGCATACATTTGTCAAGTTTGCGGTTGCCCAGAAGGCAACGTAGTTGTTCGTACAGCTAACGCACCCAGCGAAGAATACCAAAAACACCTAGGCGAAAAAATTGAACACCTAATTGGCGAGCCTGAAAAGGATGCCGAAGACGGACAAAATTTAGTAGGTGAAAAGCGTATTAGTAGCTTCTTAAAAG